AGAGGATACAATTGCAGGAGATGATGAACTCACTATCAGAACAGAACTTGTTGGTGGCATGGGTAAGTATGGTAGGCTTCTTGGTTGGTTATATGTTGGCGATGATGATGTATCACTCAATGAGAAAATGATTGTACAAGGATATGCATGGGAATATGATGGTGGTACAAAACAGAAAAACTTTGAAGAACTACGTGAAATACGTAGGTCTTTTGGCACATTAAACGAGGGTTAAACAATGCAAAAATTTATTAATGCTATTGCTATTGCAAGTGGTGTAATTTCATTAACAGTAGTAGGAAGTGGAGTAGTTATCTACTTACAAAAAGATGCTATCATTGAGAATGTTAAATCAAAAGTGATGGGTTCAGTATTAGACTCAGTTACACCTGATCTAGGTGGTATTGCTGGTGATTCTATACCATCCTTTACAGGACCTGCTGCACCATTACCATCAGCACCAACACCAACATTACCATCATTCTAAATGACAATACCCCTTATTAATATACAGGGTGTTAGAATGAGTGATGTAAGAATACCAAATGTATTTGTACCAAACTGGCAGACGCAACAACCAACTGTTGATCATTTGGTTCCTCCAGTTGTTTTACATATTGGTAATCCTATTGTAGATATACCTGGTTGCGTAAAAGCACATCAAGATAATCAATATCATAAAAGTGGATTGCCTGTTGATAGGAATCTTGTAGATCAAGATCCTGACAAGGCAATGATTGTTTGTGATGCAACTGTTCCATCATATGATGCAATGAATTATGAACCAGAACAGTTAATAATTACAAGAGAGACTCCACCACCAGTTGTAGCACCTCCACCAGAGGTAGATCCACCAGAGGTTCCTCCTACTGGTGATCTTGGAGGGAAAGAAGAAGTACCTTGTCCAGGTCCAGGACAATTAAGAGTTGGTGATTTAACTCAAGCAGGTGATGAAAAAGTTATTGGTCATGAACTGAGTGATGATGGTAAAACCTGTGTGACATTGTATGAGGATACTTCTGCTGTTGAAAAATTTCTGCCATCTGTAAATCAGTCCACTACAACAGTAGCAATAGCAGTATTGGCAACAGCAGGCGCAGCAGCAACACCATTATTATTAAGAGTAATCAAACCTATAATTAAAAAGGCAACAGATTTTGTGAAGAAAAAACTTGGTAAAGATATAAAGAAACCATCACGTGCAGAAATTATGGCAGATGAATATCGTGCCAAGAAAGGTCTTCCACCTATAAAGAAAAAGAA